GTGGTCTTTATTCTGGTGATGACGGGTTAGATGAAGCCCGTTTAATCCCTATCACCACTACTGCCGTTAAGTTTGGATTGGATATTAAGTCACGTGTTTATTCCTCTGGCTACACTACGTTCTTAGGTAGGCTTTACATTGACCCTTGGGTCGGCGTTTGGAACTCGGCCGACCCTTTGCGACTGATAACTAGTTTTCACTTAGTTACAGTGCCAGCAGGTGGGACAGCCGCTCTATCTTTGGCTTACCGTGCCTTCGGTTATCTGATTACCGATCCTCACATCCCATTGTTCTCAATTTATTGGAGGAACGTCTTGCGTCATAATCCAGTCACTCATCTCGACCCCCGTTATTTTGATTCCCATAAGTTTTCGCTACTTTCTTCGCAGAGTATGTATACTTGTTCGGAAGACAACGATGCTTTGGCTGAGCTGTTTGTTCTTCGTATGGGCATATCAGTTGAGGATTATGCTACCTTGGTCCATGAGGTCACTGTTCGCCCAGCAGTAGTTGGGACCACTTATTCACCCATTTCCCCCTTATGCTTTGTGGCTCGCCCAGGTTCCGTTTTGGATGGTGTGCCAATATCAGATGTTGAACCTCCGCTACCTCTTGTCCGTACCAAGGCGGACGTCGAAGCTTTGGAAGTTCTCGTTGCGGACGCCAACCATGTTGCTGCTGCTGCTTCAGCTGACAGTGTTGCCATTGATGTTGGCTTATCCGATGTGATGGACGCTTTTGCCCCACCCGCGCCTATACAGCGCGAGCTGCTTTGTCGCAATTGTTCCAATCCATTCGTTATAACCGAGGCTGAACGTGAGCATTGTGAGGCTAACAATTGGGATTTACCAAAGAAGTGCTCTTCTTGCCGCGCTTCCAAGAAAGAGCGCCTTCGCAAAGAGAAGAAGGAATTAGGTCGTAGCCCTGTTCTTCCCCCAGCCGCACCTCCTGCCGATGGCGGCGCTGGCGTTGGCTTATCATCAGATCCCACTGCTTCTCGTTCTCGGCCTCTTCGTCCACTTAAAGGTGGCAAATCTAGCCGTCCGTCCAATTTTGAGAAACGTGGTAGATGATTTTCATATTTTCAGGCACCCATGCCTTAAATGGGGTGACTTCGTTTCCGTTAGCAACGTTACAGCTGTTCTTTATACCAATATGAAGTCCTATATTGCAAAATCCTCCGCCACTTCTTGTTCAAAAGTGGCTTTAGAGGTACTGAACAAATTTCCGCTGATGTGCGACTTACGCATTTCAGCTCCCCAGCAAATCAAGGCTTACCGTCAGTCCACTCGTGAGGCTGCTATCCTTGGCTCATCTTCTGTTGACTCTTTGCCTTCCACAGGCCTTGTCAGCTCTGCTGGGTTCTCAACTAGATCTGCATTAGCTGATTCAAAGCGTTGGCTGGCTGTGGACTCCGGCATTACCAATTTATCTGAATTAGCCTTTAGCACCCACAAAATCAAGAACTCTCAACCCAATTGGGATGCCAAACACCAGTTATATTATTGGCCTTCCACTGAGGGCTCTGGTCCGTCTTTGGCCGCCAATTCGCCCATTGTTGGTGAGTCACTGTCTCTCATTGTTCATGATAGTGATGTTGCCAGAGTTTCTGTTGGCCGCCATTTAGGCTTTATCTCTTGTCCCTTTTTGGCAGTTACTGGCGGCAAGCGCACTCGGAGCGTTGTTGGGTTATATGATTGCCCATCCCGCCCGGGTGACTGTGGTTCTCTTGTTGTCTCCCATGACGGCGTCGTTGGTTTGCATTGTGGCACATTGATCCACAAGGGAGTGCGTGTTAACGCTTATTACCCATTTAATCTCCCTGGTTTGCCCACTCGAGATTTGGAGGTTGCCAGAGAACACTTTCCATTCCGACAGTCTGGTAAGCCTAGGCCTGCTGACGTTCGCGTCGTCAACAAGCAGAAGAACAAACAATCTGTTTCGTCTACGGTGCCTCGTCCTGTATCCGGACCCATCTTGGACCCGCCCGTCAAGGTGGCTGGCGCTTCCAAAGAGGCTTCTATAGTCAATATGACGCCTGCCTCGTCGACCATAGCTTCAAGGGACGTTACTGCGGTTTCAGCTAATACTGCACGTTACATCGAGCTCCTCATGAACCCTTGGGCGGCTTCGCCCGTTCGGTTACCCGACCACGTCGTCACGCCCACATCATTGGCCCGTTTTGTCGCTAATCGCACTTACCAGCTTACCCCTACGTCTTCTACTTCATTTGGTACTAACCTTTTGTTTGCTATGACGAATAGGTTGTGCACTCCTGGTGATTCTTCTGTTGGTGGAGTTGCTGTTGAGTCAATTTCTGCCGGGTCTATTGGGTCTTCAGCGGCTGGCATTGCGACCTATAGCTACACTCCAGGTAGTATTATGGTCCCTCAGCAGTGGGGGTCTGGCGGTTTTACTGATCCTCATACTGCCATGGCCCCTATATCTCCTATTTCTTTAGCTGCAGGGCCATGGGCCGACGGTTTTGGTACCAGTATGCAGACCACCGTTGGTTTCATTTCTGCTTATCGGACCTTGGCTATGGCAATGCGTGTTCGTATCATTGGTCTTCCTACAGGCCAATTTATGACCCCTGGTGTTGTATATTTTGCCCAAGTTCGTATGAATCACACTGATTTGCCTGTTACCCAACAAGACTTTGTGCAGTTAGAACAACTAGGCCGCGCATCACACGTTTCAGCCGATGCTATTCGTGAGGCTGGGTCTAAGACTTTGTTTTACTCACCTGATGGGCCACAAAAGTTTTCCATGACTTCCAATTTCGTCGCACCGCCCGGCGTTTTTGGCCCGTCCGATGCTACTGGTTGGGTACCAGCCGTCCCTGGAGCAGGCGTTCGGTATTTTCCG